TCGTTGGTCTTCACAAGGTCAGACTGTGCTGCGTCTCCACAGAAAACAATCTTACAGTTTTCACCAACTCTGGTTATTATACTATCTAACTCGTGAAAATTCAAGTTTTGCATCTCGTCAACGATGATGATGCAATTGTCCATGGTGGTTCCACGAAGGAATGATGTAGACCAGAAGCGAATAGTCTCCTGTGCTTTGAGTGCTCCGTAAAGCATCTCAAACTCATTCTCATCCTGCATCTCAAACATATACTTTACCATATTCTTGTACGGAATCTGGTACAGTGCTGCCTTGTCTTCATGGTCACCTGGGAGGAAACCAATCTCACGAGTAGCAACGAGAGAACGAACCACATACACCTTCTCATAAGGTGTGAATTGATCTAATACATCTTTGAGTGCAAGGTAGAGAGCAATGAATGTCTTACCTGTGCCTGCTGCACCATAAGCAAACATGTTCTTGCCTGCCTTGTATGCATCAAAAAACTTTTCTTGGTTATCTGTCAATGGTTTGATATCAACCATCAGATCAGAATTGATTGGTTTCTTTCTCTTAAGTTGTCGTGAACTCATACTGGTGACTCCAACGTTGGAACCACTTTTTCTTTTTTTAGCTGGCATACTTAGACTTTGTTGATGTTAGAACCTGGGACTGATTTGACTTTGGATAGAACATCGTTCCATCCTGGATTCTTCTTGCGAAGTTTATCTTTCCATTCACCGACTTCACCAGACTGTGGGCAAGTAGATGGATCACTCCAGTCTCTCTTCCAGTCAGGATTATCTGTACACCACTGAGACCATTCAGTGACACTCATTACGACTTCTTTCTGTTCGCCAGTCTCTTTATGGACTACTGGGTATGTTGCCATAGTTACAAAACTCAATCAATTATTTATTAAACCCATTCAAGGGCTTCGGATACAGTAGGAAACTGTTCCATGAATACTTTCTTAGCATCCTCTGCGACCTGCATGTGCTCCTTCTGGGTGCCATTAGCAGTTCTCAAAGAGATATAATGGATCCATGATCTGCATGAACCGGTCATGTAGATTTTGGTGGGAACACAGAGGGGAAGCACATTTCTTGCACACTCCTTTGCCACACCACTATCAAGCATCTGTTGATACAGTGCCATAGAAGAGTCAAACAGAGTCTGCATTTGCATCTCTAGTTTCTGAGTGATGAAAGGGTCAAGGTCATCAATAGAGTTCTGACGGTTCTTAGTATCCTGTCTACGAAGTTCAGGCAGAGGAATCTTTTCACCAAGCAGAGAACTATCAGCATACCGCTGGGAAAACTCTTGATATGTGAATGACCTATGTCTCAGGATTTGAGCTGCGATTGCCCTGGTCGTAGAGATCTCCAGGGTCATTGTAGACTGCTCAAAGACAGACCAATGATTATGCTTAATACAATAACGTAGTAGACCTGCGTACTTATCATTGTCCTGGTTGCTGGGGTTTGATACCCTGGCGATATACGCCATGGTCTGTTCTGCGTCAGGTGTAACGCTTACTAGTTTAGCTCTCATAGTTCAGTCGGGATAACCATCATCGTCTTCAAAAACCTCATCGTAGTCTCCTACAAGTGTAGTATTTCTTTCATATGTATATGCCTCTACATCTGAGTAAACCTCAGACTCCAAGACATCGACAAGAGATTTAAGATTACGTACAATGAGTTTTAGTTTTTCTTTGTCCATAAACTCAATACCGTATGCTACCATTTTACACAAAAAAAGCGTGTCTGTCAAGACACGCTGTAGAATTAACCTAGTAATCTCCTACATATTCGTTTGCAACTGGACTGTGAATCATCACACTCAATTAAACAATCAAAATAATCGCTGGTTAAGTTTGATTCCTCATTATAGAGATTTAAATTTTCTTCTACGTGCCTCCAATCAGCTAATTGATTTCTTGACATAATATTATGCATAGGTTGAATCCCTAGGAGTTTGCTTCATGATATTGAATTGGGGTTTCAGATCATTGGCGTACTTAAATTCTATACTATCTATCTTAGTTTAGCAATCTTAAGGTAGTTTTGTTAATTTGCATAAAAAAAGACAGGTCTCGCAACCTGTCTTTACATTTACTTAGCGTAGGTTTTACCACGATAACAGAATGTACCGTGGGTTTCCTTACTCTCTACACAACGTGTATCATACTCAACACCACGATAGGTGGTGTGAAGAACTTGTGCGTTGTGAACAGCAGATGCCTTTTGGATCTGCCTGCGAATCAGGTTTAAGGTGTTCATAGTAGGTTACTCCTAAAGTAGTTGGATTTTTAGGTCCGTTCCTTTAGTCGTTTGCGTCCCAAGGACATTCAGGAGTTGCCTCCTGAATTGTCAAAACTATTTCATCTTTTATAGCACCCATCATTTCTTCCTGTCTTTTGACACGCTGAATAATTTCAGATGCATCTTCACAGGTGATAGTTGCGTATAATAATAAATCAATCATGGGATGAACGCTCCGTTCCGCGACTTACTTGCGTCCCCGAGGGGATGAACGACAGGTCTAGTATAGACCATTATCTCTATTTAGTCAAGCAGTTTTGTATCATCAGATACAGTATTTTCTTTTAATAAGTTGGAGACTACTTTCTCCGTGCCGTCCATGACCTTGATTTGATACAGGTTGGACTTCATATACTTTTTAATTTTCTTGTACTTCTTTTTAACTTGTTCGATACCATCAAAGTTGATATCAACATTCAGACTCTTGTCACTCATTTCTTTTTCTTTTCTTCTTTCTTGGGTTCGCTACCAGGAGCATTCCACATCTTAGGATTGACTTGTCCACCTGACTGTCTCATGGTAACAAACCTATCGTGATACTTATCCCAATAGTGATCAAAGATATCTACTTGCTTATTAGCGACAACCAAATCAAACTTTGAGTTACCTTCCTCATCCTTATATTCAATGATGTAGCATGTATATGGGAGAGACTTATCATCTCCCATTTCAACATCAACATCCTCTTGTAGGATTCTTATTTTAGTCAACTGCGGTTCCCCCAAGTGATGTCAGGATATGCTTCAGAAACAATCTCCTTATTAATACTATACTTCTCTTCCAGGTTCTTATCCTTTACCAGACACAAGATCTCTGCGTCAAGTGGATGCAGACCTTCAAGCATCTGAATGAACATGGTTTCTCTACGGAGAGATTTTAGTTGGTCGTTACCACCCTTACAGAAGTTGTAGAACCTCTGGTATTCCTTACGAATAGTAGTTCTACCTTTCTTGAAGTCACCAAGTCCCATGGAATCATCATTATTATATTCCATAGTACCAACTGCCTGAGCAATCTTGGTGCTCAAGGTGCCAGTGGTGATCTGTTCATCCTTCATACTGGAGTATGGGACTTCACCAGGGGGGAGCAGAGAGATTACACTCTGGTCAAAGTTCCAAATGAATAATGCTTTGAGTGAATCGTGCTCGTATTTTCTCAATACTTCTACCTTCTTTGCCTTTGTCTTTTGTTTGTTGACAAGAGCAAAGATTTCAAAGGTAAAAGGATTGGGTGGCAGTTCAAGGGTTACCTTGGGTGCTGCCTTGCGTGGGGAAGTGGTTTTCTTAACCGTCGTCTTCCTCGTCGTGGTCTTGGGTTTCGTAGTCATTTTCAAATCGTACTGCTAAAATTTCATCTGGTAATACATTACCGTATTCATCCAACATTTCAGGATGCATGTATGGAATGGTCTGTCGCTGGAACAGGTCTCTTGTAAGGTATCCAACCACTACCCCAATAATGAGGAATTGGACTGTAACAAGAGAGAAGAGAGTTATAGTTGCGGCAGTCATAGTCCTTCTCCGAGAGATTTCTTTTTGATTAGTAATGATAACTCAAAACTGAAATGAATCTCTCTTCCGAAGAGAGAGACCATCTTGGCAAACTTAATATAGTTGCCCTTTCGAGGTTTACGTCTCCCTCCCATTAGTAATTCTACACCTTTATTTATTGTAATCTCAGAGAACTTTGTTTTCTTTGAGGAACTTGACTGTTTCACTACATCCTCCAATCTTTGTTTGACTTCCTGGAGTGACTTCATTCACCACAATTTGAGGGAATGATGTACCTTGTCCGAACTCACCATAGAATTCATGGGCATTGAAGTCTCTTCCAAGTTTGTATTCTACAAACTTTTGTTCGGTGAGTGTGAAGACTTGAACAACTTTCTCACAGTATGGACATCCGGGTTTAGAGTATACAATGAAGTTCATTTCTGTGCCTCTGCCCAGTCGTGATCGAAGATTGCAAGACCCATGTCCGTAAGGATATGATCATACATCTTATCAAACACAGAAGGGGGCATGGTCACCACGCTAGCACCGTTATACCAGGATCGGACTGCACGGTGGACACTGCGGATAGAAGCAGAGAGAACCTGCGTAGGAGCACCTGTGATACGATACAGTTCAGCGATAGACCGGACTACCTCCAGACCTGCCACTGATTGGTCATCCAGGCGTCCCACGAAGGGTGAAACGTAGTATGCACCAGCACGGGCAGCAAGCACTGCCTGAGCAGCAGAGAAGATTAGAGTGACGTTCACACGGATGTTATCGTATGAGAGTTGTCTGCATGCTTCAATGCCATCACGGGTCATAGGGACCTTGATGGTGGCAGGGAATCCAAATGCTTCGACCAGACGCTTACCCTCGGTAATCATCTCATCAGCAGTTCCGACAACTTCCATGCTGATATCCCGGATACCCATATCCTTAATCTCTTGATAGACATCATCAGGTTTCCGACCACTCTTCATAATTAGAGTAGGGTTGGTAGTGATTCCGTCAATCAGTCCAGTATCGTTATACTTACGGATTAGTTCTGTATCTGCGGTATCCAGAAAAATCTTCATTTGAGTCCGTCTAAAAGTTCTCTCTCGTCATTATATAGAAAATTCATATCTTTGTCAAGAAAGTATTCGATTCCTATCATAATTTCAGGCACCAACCATTCGTGAACTGGAAGACAATACTGCCAGTTCACAGGTTGAAC